AGCTAACAGCTCTTTGATGTCGCGTTTGAAATCGTCCTGCGATAATTCGAGCTGAATCACGCGACTTTTGAGGCGTGCCACCGTACTATTGAGGTTCACCCAAACGCCAATTAAACCAGCCAAAACTGGCACTACAGCAATTAAAATTTCTGTAATCATTTCTCCTTTTTCTGTATGATATACCAGTTGTCATCCGTGTGGCCTAAGATAGTAATTCCATCGTAAGCGCGGTTGAAGTCGTAATACGTTCCGCCGTCAATCGTGACGCCAGTATCGCCCGTGGCTGGCTCAAGCCTAACGTACGTGTTTGCGCTTATCGTGCTGTCGGAATGAAATTGTATGATTCGCCCGTGACTTTCGGCAATAGGTGGCAGTGCAATGGTAGCCGCGCCGTTTGAGCCTTTCCACGTGTTGAAGATGTGCAAATCGGTATCACCGACCGTCGTGCGGTCCGATGGATTGTGACCTATTTCACGGTTTGAACGCTGGTCGCGGCTGCCGTAACCTTCATAACCAATACCTAACATTCTATTCGTAACATCGAAAGCAGCAGCCGAACGCAATATTTCCGCTTCCGTTATCGGTGTAATTACGTCGTGCGTTCCCTCTTGGTCCGTGATTACTATTGTAACGTCGCGTTCAATTAAAAAGGCTTCAAGCTGATTCATAACGCTGCGAGCCGTGAACGTCATTTCGAATAATGCGTAATCGCCGTCGGCGTCGTCAATGACTTGCCACATATAAATTGGTGAGCCGTAAACATCGCCCCGCTGTACTCGCGTCGGCTTTACTTGACCGCCGAGAATTTCCTGCACGCCGAGCCGGTTAATACTTAATCCCGTGCCGGTGTAATTGAGCGACTGCCACGACGTGCTAAATGTCTGCGTGGCGCCTTCAATAAAGCTTATCGTGCCGTCAGCATTTACCGTGTTGTAATCACCAAACAACACCAAACCTTGATCTAAATCTGCGCGGGCGCTGTCGCTGTTCGTTGCAGTGAATGAAACCTCATCGCCCAACCCTTCAGGTTCTAAAACGTCGGCACGCAAAACTACGATGTTGTAACTGGCGTTTGCGGTGTTCGTTAGGTTGCTATCTGCTGCGCCTGTGTCGTCGATGCCGTTAATGTCTACACTGATGTCGAGTCCATTTTCCTGCGCCGTCAATGCCGGTAAAACGATATGAAAAGGAATCGACAGGCTTTCGCCGTCGCGTTCGTCAAAGATGGGGCTGACAATTGTATACGTAGCCGCCGAGCTGCTCAAGCTGGTGTCACCATATACGTGCGTCGTGTATTCATACGGGAATTCGTCAGGGTCACCAAAGCCGTTAAATATATTCTGCGTGCCTGTATACGTCACATTCCGCTGCAAGTATTTTGTGCCAACCTTTACAACAAATTCCAATTCTACACGGCCAATGCGGTCGTTTTCTGTGCTCGTTCCGTCGCCGTCGTACGTGTAATTAAACGTGCCACTAACGGCCAAGACGGTGCCGCTGACGTAATCAATGTCGGTGTCACTGAGCGTCGTGCCAAATTCGCTCGATGTATGTAGGTTGTCTAAAATTAAAGGGTAATTCCCGTTGTATCGTCGCGTGCGTCGCACGGTCTTTAATGGCGCCAAATAGGTATACTCGTAACCTCTTAGGCGTTCAAACGTACTGTCAAATGATTTGGCCGCCGCTACACTTTGCTGCGTGAGTGCCGTGCCGTTTTTCTGCGTGCCTTCTACCGTAAGCGTCGTACTGTACTTCTGCGCACCGACGGGCAAAAACCACCATTTTCCCTGCGATTGAAAAACGCGGGCATTAAATACGCGCGCCAAACTTTCCAGCACTTCGAAGGCGCTGTAAAATTCATTAATGTTGTTTTCGTCAGGGTTATAAAGTCCGTAATGGCTTATACGTGTATCGTTAAGCTGGTCCGTTCCTGTGTAATCGGTGCTGTCGAAATCGTTGACGTAATACAAAAAATCATCTGTACCCCATAGATGCGTTGTGCGCACCTTATTCAAACAGTTTAACAAGTGTTCAACTGCTGATTCTATACCCGTGTACGCCGTTCCGTCGTTGTTGTACTTGACGCTTTGCAAATTGCCGAGGTCGTCCGACGCTGTAAGCGTGTTCTGTATCGGGTAATAATCGTAAGGCCTTATAATTTGCTCAGGCAACAAGATACCGCCCCACCAAAAATCATCATCACCGTCAGGGTCGCGGCGAATGCTTACCGAAAAACGAACTTCTGTATTTGTAGCAAGCAAATCCATGAACGTGCTGTGCGTGCTGTTTTCTTCCGTCAGCGTAAACGTTACTTCGCTACCAATCACGGGTTGGTAACGGTCCTCGTTGTTACCGCTGTATCGCAGCACGAAACCGTCCGCGCCTAATTTGAACTCGGCAGCAGTTCCGCCATAATCAGCGTCGTGAATATTTACACGCCAGTCGGTTCCGAGGTCGTCGGTAAATTCTGCGTAAAGTCGAATTGCGTCTGCCATTAGAAACCTCTTACACGGTTGCGGTCAATGCTGTTGCGTTCGCTGGTGAGCAATATATCGCGGCCTGAAATCTTGCCGGTCACCTGCACGGATTGGCCGCCCATCATAGCCTGCAATTTACTCAGCGGTGCAATTACCTCAGGGTCAACTCCAGCGTTTCGGTTGTCACCTACCATAGCCATCGTTGGACCGAATGCCAAACCGCCTTTCGCCAGCGCGGGCGGCTTTGCTTCCATTCGACTTTGTAAGCCTTTAATGACAGCACCAGCAGCAACCAAGCCAACACCTGCCGCAATTGCTGCGGGCGGGTTAGCGATGAGGTTGGCATAAAAAGCCGTTGCCGCCGCACCTGCTGCGATAAATTGGCCGCCAAGTTCTATGAGCAAATCGGCTAAACCTGTAAGCGCACTAGCAAACACATCGCTCATGGTCATCGTTCCGCTAATCAATCCACCAATGGCCATACCGATACCAACATAAGCGGCTTCCAATTTTGGTGCCATGTCAACACTTAACGCAATCTCACGGTTTATCTTCCCTTGGCTGTCTGCTAATTCGCTGACGGCTGTACTTGATTTGCGAATAAGCTGCGGCTCAGGTATACCGTTGTCAATTGGTTGTAAACCAGTTGCGCCGCCTCCGCCGCCTGTTGCACCGCCTGCACCAGCAGCACCACCACCGCTGCCAATGCTGAACGTTGGAATCATATCCATAATTCCGCCAAGCGTGCGTAGCGTTTCGGCTGCCGTGTCCTCGCTTACCAAGCTGATTGGCTCGCGTTGAACCTCATCTTCTACCGCCGTCATAAAATCCTCGGCGGCTTTCGTTCCAAACTCGGCCATGCGTTCGCCCGCGTTAGTAAAGGCTTGGCCAATGAGTTCCGGTATCGCACTAAAGTCGCCGCGCATCACCGCGCCGATAATCGCACCAAGGTCTTTAAATCCTTCTATGACGCTATCGACTGCGAATAAAAAGAAATCGAACACGACTTGCACCGTGCCTTTGATACCGCCAATGATGCCACGCAGCAAACTCGATTCATTGTAAAGCGTTATAAAGTAATTAATAACGTCCGTGATGTATGGCGCAATTTCATCGGCAAAGGTGACGATGGCAATACCAAGCCCAACGATGGCGGCGGTAATCAATCCAACGGGACTAATAAGCATACCAATCGCGCCAATGATAGAAGGCAACACAATTAGCAGCGGACCGATGGCCGCCGCAATAGCTGCAAACTTTATAACGCTCTCGCGCGTTTCGTTATTCATGTTTGCGATGCCGCTGGCAAGGCTCGTAATAAATCCAGCGAGTTTTGTAACCGTTGGCATTAACGCCTCTCCCAGCGTTATGCTTGCCGCTTCCGCCGCACTTTTCAGGGCGTTAAATCCGCCCATAGCAGTTTCCTCTAATTCCTTCCGTGCGTTAATTGCAGCGCCTTCAGAATTCTCCAGCTTCGTTTGTAGCTCGGCGAGCTTTTCCCCGTTCTTGCCTAAAATCGGGCCAAGAATCGCGGCACGTTTGCCAAAGACGTCCATGGCTTCCGTGTACGAAATCTTGCCTTTGATAAGTTTGACAAATGTTTCTTTTACGTCGTCGCCTTCCGAAGCCAATTCAGAAAGCGCCATTTTAAACTTTGTGCCTGCGTCTGCGCCGCTGATAGCACTATTGGCAAGGGTACCCAGCACGGCAGTCGTTTCTTCAATCGAAAAGCCGAATTCGTTTGCAATCGGCCCCACCTTACTCATCGACTCGCGGAAATTCTCAAGGTCGAGCGCGCTACTACCGAAAGCCGTTGCCATGACGTCAGCAACGCGGCCCGTTTCGCTGGCATCAATTCCAAATTCATTTAACGTAGCGCCCACCGTTTCGGCGACGGCTCCTAAATCCTCATCGAAAGCAATACCGAGGCTTAACACGCTTTCGGTCATGCCTTCAATTTCCGTGCTCGTTTTTCCAAGCTTGGCAAGCTCAAGTTGAAGCGCAGCCACCTCGGACGCGCTTTTAGATGTAGTCGCGCCGAGCTGTTTTGCTTGGTCTCTCAGCCTGCCAATTTCTTCGCCTGTAAACCCGCTGACCGCTTTTACCTTGGCCATTGCAAATTCGAAATCTGCTGCAGTCTTCACAGCAATCCCGCCAATGGCTGCAATTGGTGCGGTTAAGTTGCGTGATAAGGATTTGCCGAGCGCCTTGGTATTTTTGCCAAACGTCTGCATCTTCTTCATAGAAGTGCCTAACGCTTTATCAAAGCTGCGCGTCTTTGCGCCTATCGTTACAATTAAGTCGTTTAATTTCGCCATTGGTCACGCTCTAGTATTCGCTGCTTCAATTCCTCTTTTGTAAGGTTATGCCGGTTCTTCTCTGGCCGCTCCCATGGGAACTGCATCAAATCCTTTGGGGCTAATTTACGGCCTTTTTTTAGGTGCGGTTGGAAGGTCATAGCACCGAGCCACCGCACGCGCTCCCACGCATAACGCTCGCGGTATTCTTCGGCTTCTCTATGACCGTCAAGTGCAAGGCTTATTTCCGCGAAGGTCATTGACCAAAACGCAGAAGGGGATAGGCGAAGCACGCCCATCCCCATCCGTATCATTTCCGGCCAGCCTATTGGCTCGTCGGTGCCGTCTATCTTTTTTTTTGGTCGCTGTACTCACCGAGAACATCGAAGCACTGCGTGACGTGAGCCAGCGTAATATGCTCTTCAAACTCTGCAAGCTCCATGTTGAATTCAACGCCTTCGAAATCGCATCCGCATTCCACGCCTACGAAGCAAAGGTAAGCGCACGCCTCGGCGCTCAGTTTCGACGGGTCCGACAAGCTGAACACGTTCACCTTGGCTTTGCGTTCAAACTTTTTCAGCGCCTTCATAGAATAGCGCACTGGATAATCCGTGCCGTTTACTTCTATCATGAAGCTGCCGTGTCGGTAATTACTCCGCTGATTTCAAACGTGGCGCTGTACGTCGCTGTGTCCTCGGTGCCGCCTGACTGCTCCAAGCTGGTCAAGAAACCTGTGCAAGCAAATGACAAATCACCGGTTACTTCGTTCGCCTTTTCAAACGTCAAAGACAAAGCCGTGCGGTTTTCAAATGCCGCAAACAAGTCGGTCGTGTCTTTGTTTGACGCGTCGGTGTAATCAATCAAACCGCTGCAGCTGATGGAACCGGAACGGGTGCCGGCTAAAAGCTCACGCCATCCGGCGCTGTCTTTGGTTGTGATGTCGATAGTTTCCATGCTCAAGGAAAGCGAGCAATCGGTGGCGGCTGCAATCAACGTGCTGTCGATATAAACGCCTAATTCTGTACCGTTAAAAATGGCCATTTTATTCTTCTGTTATGTCGTTAGATTCGTCTTCGGTCTTTTTCTTTGGCGCGTCTAAATAGCCTTTTTTCTTCAGCTTTTCAGCGAAAGCGGTGGTAACTGTTGGCGTGTCGCCTTTCTTCCAGTTGTTCCCGTGTAGCTTGCACGCTTTTTGGATTGTAACCTTCATGGCTGCAATTTAGTCAATTTCTAATTCATCGATAAACCATCCCAGCGTTTTCATTTCCTCGTAATCGCGTACCGTCGTCGTGCTTGGTATGATGTGCGCAAACGGAAAACGGTGGTTTGTCTGCACGTATGCGCTAAGCTGAAATCTTTCGTCGTTGGTGAGTTCAGGAAAGCAAGCCACCAACTTCTCAAGCGTCGCCGCTTCGTGTACGTGGATGAGGTAATCCGTATTCACCTGCAAAGCGTTTTGGATTCCGTCGGGGTGCGTAACGATTCCGAAGACGGTTGAAGCCTTTTCGCCTTCTGCCTGAATGAGAACGGGACGCGAGATGTTGTAGAGTTCTCGCGTGATTTGCTTTGCCCGTGCTTCGCTTGTCTGCGTGGGGGTTGGAAGTACGATTATATATCCGTTCATCAGTAGATGTTGTAGAAGGTGTTTATGTTGTCCTCGATGTTCGTGCGGTTGCTGGATTGGTCGTCTCTATACATTACAAATTCTGACATATAACCATCAAATGGAAGTGTCAACCCCGCCCGCGTTCCAAGCCTAAGCCGATTCAATACACTTGAACTTTGTGTTCCCGTGACTACTGTGCTTGCATTTACCCCGAGTTCGCTATTTGTTCCGTTTCTTAACCAATAAACCAGCCTATAATCTTGAATATCTCCAGCTGTTAAAGGTTGCTTTAAACTTCCCCCAATAGAGGCGGTTACTCCATTATAAAAAGCCCCTGAAACAAAAGTCAGACCATCGGCTAAAACCGCGTTTTCGTTTCTATCTGGCGACCATACATTAAGATTTGAACCGTTTCTATCGTGAACTTCAAAATAAGTTGTAGTCGTGTCTGCTCCTAAATCTGGAGCGTCCAGATATGTGGTAGATGAATTGATAAAACGAACTGCGGGCTTTCCGTTAGATGTTTCCACGCCCGTCGTCCCGTCGTAAATCTTTGGCATATTCGAGGTAGTCGTTTGCGTGGCGTCGTTTGAGCCCGCTTGGTCGTACCACTTCGACACGAACCCGTCGTTACTTCCGCAATGCGCCGCAAGTGCAACCGTATCCAACTCGCCGAATACGTTGAAGCCGATGTCAGCATAACTCGAGCCGTTGTAAACTTCTACCGCTGAACCGACATAGCTAGAGTCCAAAAGCCGCAAGGAATAAGCAGCCGCCGCCCCTGAGTACGTGTCGAGCAGTGGCGTGTTTTGGGTGAAGTAGTCGCCTATGTTTTCTTCGATGTCGGTGCGGACGCTGGATTTGTTATTTGTGTACAAGATAAATTCTTGAAACAATCCGTTTACCATATAGTTGTTGCCAACCCTTCCACCTAAGTAGCTATTCGATAGAGTAACGGTACTACTTCCGAATATTGACGAAAGCGTTTGTTTTCCCGCAAATGCGGCATATACATCCCCGCGATTTGCAAGCGTTACAGAAGTACCCGACGCATAATAAGAAGTTGATGATACGCCAAAAATTATACTCGTGTTCGTATCATCTTCTTCTGCAACAGGTACAAATAACTGTGGGCTTTCGCTGGTTTGCACCATCCATTGGTTAGCAGCCCCCGAACCAATATAGTTACCTGTGTAAAAATATGAAAGGGAATCCGCGTTTGTAATGCTAAGGCCGAGTTGAAATTTATCATTACTCCCGTCAAAGTCCAACGCGACTTTTCCGCCATCCTTCACCAACGCGCCACCTGTGTAAATCGTCGGCTCGTCTCCCGTACTCGGTGCGGTCGCATCGTTCCCGTTTCCGCTTTGGTCTTTCCACGTTACCACGGTACACGTCGTACCCGTGCAGAACGTTTCTATCGCGCTTTCGTCAATGTTGCCTGAACCGTCGAATCCGATTGTTTCAGTCGTCGAATCCGAAGCCCTTCGGATAACCATGCAGTCGGTTACGTTGCCATTCAATCGACGGGTGGAGTACGCCGCCTCTGCTCCGCTTCCGTAGCTCTCATTTAAAAGCCCCGTAAACGAGGGCGCTTGCGCTACTTCCTCCCACGTCATTTTGAGGCTAATCGGAACCGTGCCGCCCGTGCGCTCCTTCAGGTAAGCAAGCAAAGCCGCCTTCGCGTTGTTGAATGTCGTGTTGTCGGCGATGGCTGTGAACTGTGTCCAATCGGCTGAGGTGTCGGGGTCTGCCTGCGCTTTCTCAGCGTACCACAACTTTCGCTGAATATCGTAGCCGCTGGTAGGCGTGTCGCTCGATGCCGATTCGCTTAAGCCGTCGCCGTCCGCCTGCGCCGTATAGTACAGCTCGACCGTTTCCGTAGCGCCTGAACGTAGCGTGCCCGCTTCCGTCAAATAACGGTTATGATAGTAAATGTCGTCGCTCGGTAATTCGCTGCCCGAAATTTCCCACGTGCTGCCGTTGTACACGATCGTGGAACCAACGCCCGCGCCTGTGGTATTTACGTCATCG